ACCATCGACATGATTACTCGGAAGGCTCTCGAAATTCTCGAGAACAACCTGGTAATCACTCGTAACGTCAACCGTCAGTACGACGACTCTTTCGCCGTTGAAGGCGCAAAAATTGGTTCCACCCTGCGTATCCGCTTGCCGGATCGTGCGCTGGTAACCGACGGCGCCGCCCTGCAAGTTCAGGACGACAACGAACAGTTCACCACACTGACTGTTGCTTCGCAGAAGCACATCGGTATTAACTTCACCTCTGCCGAACTCACCATGCAGTTGGATGACTTTGCAGAACGTGTTTTGAAGCCTCGTATTTCTCAGCTGGCTTCCAGCATTGATGCTGACGTTGCTAACGCATACAAAAACATCTTCGCATCAGTCGGTACACCTGGCACCGTGCCTTCGACTTCGCTCGTTCTGCTGCAAGCTCAGCAGAAACTGAACGAAAACGCAGCTGTGATGTCGCCACGCTACGCAACTGTTAACCCAGCTGCTAACGCTGGTCTGGTTGAAGGCATGAAAGGTCTGTTCAACCCAACCACCACCATTTCTAACCAGTTTAAGAATGGCATGATGGGTATGGGCGTTCTGGGCTTTGAAGAAGTCAACATGTCTCAGTCGATCAAGCAGCACACCACAGGTGATTACGGCACGGCTATTACTGTGACTTCGACGGTTACTACCGAAGGCCAGTCTACTCTGCCAATCAGCTTCACCGGCTCGTCCAAAGTTTGGAACGTCGGCGACGTGTTTACCATTGCTGGCGTTAACGCTGTCAACCCACAAACCCGTGAGTCTACTGGTTCGCTGCAACAGTTCGTCGTAACTGCTTCTGCTACTGGTTCGTCCACTGCAACTTTGTCAATCAGCCCAGCGCTATATTCGGCTTCGCAAGCTCTGGCTACTGTGTCGTCACTGCCTGCTTCGGGTGCTGTGGTTACCATGCTGGGTGCGGCTGCAACGCAGTATTCTCAGAATCTGATTTACCACAAGGATGCGATCACTTTCGCTACCGCTGACTTGCTGTTGCCACAAGGCGTTGACATGGCTTCGCGTCAAGTCCATAACGGCATCTCAATGCGCGTTGTTCGTCAGTACGACATCAACAACGACCGTCTGCCTTGCCGTATTGACGTGCTGTATGGCTTTAGCACGATCCGTCCGCAAATGGCCGTCCGCATGTGGGGCTAAATCTTGGTGGGGGCTTCAACCCCCATTAACAACATTTTTTAAAGGAAAACTATTATGGCACTCCCAAGCGTAGGCGGCGGCTATCAAGTCGGCGACGGCAATTTAAACGAACTTCAAATTAACGAGAGCGCAGCGCCCCAAACGGCAACTGTAACCGCAACTTTAACTGCTGCTCAGATTTTGGGTAATGTACTGGTGGCTAACCCTAGCACCTCTGCTGCAACTTACACTTTGCCAACCGGTGCAGCTATTGACGCCGTGTTGACCAACGCTAAAATTGGCAGCACGTTTGACCTGTACATCGTTAACATCGGTACATCGTCAGGCACAGTTACTTTGGCAGTCAGCACTGGCGTATCTGATGGCGGCAATGCTGTTGTGGCGGTGGCGATTACTTCTAGCGCCCACTTCCGTTTCCGCAGAACTGCTGATGCAACTTACGTTGCGTACAAACTTTAAGTAAAAAGAAGGAGGGGTAAAACCCTCCTCTTTAATTTTTTAAAGGATTAAAAAAATGGGTAACACTAAATCAATTGGCGTTGCATACAGTGACCAAGACATTGACGGCGGCACAATTGGTGCAACTACGCCCTCGTCTGTTGTTGGCACTACTGTTTACGCTACATCCGAAATCGGCTATTCTGCTGCCGCGCAAGGTACTGTAACGCAAGCCACCAGCAAGTCAACAGCAGTTACGCTGGATAAATCTGCTGGCCGCATCACAATGAATAACGCTTCATTAACAACAGCAACTAACGCAACTTTTACGCTAAACAATTCAACAATTAGCGCAAACGACGCGGTGATTTTGACTATTTCGGGCGGTCAAGCTACAGCAGGTTCGTACAATGTATTTGCTAATTCGCTTACCGCTGGTTCCGTCAGCATTACTTTGCGTAATATTTCAGGTGGGACGTTGTCTGAAGCAGTGGTAATTAACTTTGCTATTATCCACAGCGCGTCATAATTAAGGCGGGGCTTCGGCCCCGTTCTCTCATGCCTATATATTTACAACATTCAGTCCACGGTAGTAAAGTAGCTACAATGGAATTAGAAGCAATAGCAGATGAAGAAAACGGCTGGCTTCGGTATAATCCCGAGACGCCTTTAGATTCTGAAGCGGTGCCAGCCAACGAGCTGAATGTCAAACGTCGTCGTAGCCGCCCCGTTGTAGAGGCCGCCGCCCCAGAATAAGGAGCCAGAATGGCAACCGCTTTCGACCAGATCAAGGCCGCACTTCGGCTAATTGGCCAGCTGGCCGAAGGTGAGGAACCTTCTCCACAGACTGCTCAAGATGCCTTAAACGCCATGAATCAAATGATTGATTCGTGGAATACTGAGCGTCTGGCTGTTTTTGCTACGCAAGATCAGGTATTTAACTGGCCAACCGACGAGATTACCCGCACGATTGGGCCAACCGGCGACTTTGTTGGCAATCGGCCTATTCTGATTGACGACTCAACATACTTCCGCGATCCGCAGACCAATGTGTCTTACGGCATTAAACTAATTAACCAGCAACAGTACAACGGCATTGCGGTTAAAACAGTAACCAGCACTTATCCGCAGGTTATGTTTGTCAACAACACGTATCCAGACATGACTATGACCATCTACCCAAAGCCTACAAGGCTTTTGGAGTGGCACATTGTGTCGGTTGAAGAGCTAACCCAACCTGCAACGCTTAACACCGTGCTGTCGTTCCCACCGGGTTACTTGCGTGCGTTCAAGTACAACTTGGCAATGGAAATTGCTAACGAGTTTGGTGTTGAGCCTATGCCGCAGGTGTCACGGATTGCCATGACATCTAAACGCAATCTGAAGCGCATCAACAACCCAGATGACATAATGGCCATGCCTTACTCGTTGGTGGCTACTACTCAACGCTACAATATTTACGCTGGTAACTTTTAAGCCGTGAAGACGCCTATCCTCGGCCAGTCCTATGTGGCTCGCAGCGTTAACGCTGCTGATAGCCGCATGGTGAACCTGTACCCCGAAGCCACACCGGCACCAGAGGGCATGGAGCCTGCGTACCTGAACCGGGCGCCAGGCTTGCGTAAGCTGGCAACTGTTGGTACTGGCCCTATCCGTGGGCTGTGGCAGTACGGCAGCTACGGCTACGCTGTCTCAGGCAGCAAGCTCTACCGCATCTCAAGCGACTGGACGTCGATACCGCTGGGTAACGTCAGCGGCACCGGCCCCGTGTCGATGGTGGATAACGGCACGCAGCTCTTCATTGCGGCTAATCCTGACGGCTACATCTACGACGCATCAACAGAAGAGTACGCCGAAATTACGGATGTGGACTTCCCAGGCGCAGTGACTGTGGGTTATTTGGACGGCTATTTTGTCTTTCAAGAGCCGAATTCGCAAAAGTTCTGGACGTCTGAACTGCTTGACGGCACCCAGCTTGACCCGCTGTCGTTTGCTAGTGCTGAAGGTATGCCGGACAACTTGGTGGCGGTATTTGTTGACCACCGCGAGGTATGGCTGTTTGGCACTCAGTCTGTTGAAGTTTGGTATGACGCAGGCACTGCGCCGTTCCCTCTGGCTCGCATTCAAGGTGCGGTGAATGAGATCGGCTGTGCTGCGACCTTCTCGGTTGCCAAGATGGACAACTCGCTGTTCTGGCTAGGCGCAGACGCCCGTGGTCAAGGCGTGGTGTTTCGTGCTAACGGCTACTCTGGCCAGCGCATTTCTACCCACGCGGTCGAGTTTGCCATCCAGAGCTACGGCACCATCTCAGACGCAATTGCTTTTACGTACCAACAAGACGGACATGCTTTTTACGTGCTGACCTTTCCGACTGCCCAGAAAACTTGGGTGTTTGATGTGGCAACCGGCATGTGGCATGAGCGTGCAGGCTTTGCCAACGGGCAGTTCATCCGTCACCGAGCAAACTGCCAGATGTTTTTCAACAACGAAGTGATTGTTGGCGACTTCCAAAACGGCAAGATTTACGCTTACGACCTAGATGTGTTTGCTGACGATACGCTGCCGCAAAAGTGGTTGCGGTCATGGCGAGCGCTGCCTACCGGCCAGAACAACCTAAAGCGTACCGCCCAGCATGCCTTGCAGCTTGAGTGCGAGACAGGTGTGGGCTTGGTCATTGGCCAAGGTAACGACCCCCAAGTCATGCTGCGCTTCTCAGATGACGGCGGCCATACCTGGTCGAACGAGAAATGGGCGGGCATGGGCAAGATGGGCAACTACGGGTTTAGAGCCTTCTGGCGCCGTCTGGGTATGACTGACAAACTGCGTGACCGCGTGTACGAGGTATCAGGCACCGACCCCGTCAAGATCGCTATTATGGGTGCCGAACTTGCATTAACCGGCACCAATGCCTAACCCAGATAACGAACCGCAGATACCCAAGAACCAGTCGCCGATCTCCGACGACCGGACAGGGCTTGTCTCGCGTGATTGGTACCGGTTCTTCCTAAACCTGCTCAACAAAGCCAACACGGGCGGTGGGTCAGGCACGGTCACCTCAGTTAGTGTCTCCGGCGGGTCAACGGGTCTGACGACCTCTGGCGGGCCTGTAACGACCTCCGGCACCATCACCCTAGCTGGCACCCTAGACGTCGATAACGGTGGTACCGGCCAGACGACTGCCGCTGCGGCCATTACGGCTTTGACAGGCACGCAGACATCAGGTCAATACCTGCGTTCAAACGGCACAAACGCGG